GTCAACCACAGGGCCGCGGACGATGCTCGGAAGCGGGCCGTTGCCATCGGTGATCGAGTGTGCCTTGGCGAGAGCCTGACGGCCCATGACGTGCGTGCAGTACACGTCGATGTCACCGGCAGAACCGGCACCATCGGAAGCGTCCACGAACACCTTTGCGCGGGGCGTCTCAACGAAACGCACACCTTCAAACGCGCCGATCTCACCGTTGTAGATCATGTCGGTGTCAACGTACACATGCGGGTCACGCCACGCTGCTGCGCCGGTCTCCGAACGGAGGTCGTACGACACGTCAGGGTGGATGTACGCCATGTACAAGCCGTTGAAGGTGGGGACGTTGTCGCCACGCAACTGTGCGGTCACCTTGCGGATGTCGTTCGCTTCGATCTTGTCTTCGACAGCGACCGTGGTGCGCGAGGTCGGGGTGCTTGCACCGCCACCGCCGTACACGACGTTGGAGCCGCCGGACAGAACGTCACGGATGACGCTGTCGATCGAGATGCCGGCGTTGTAACCAACGACGTTGGCTGCAACAGTATCGACATCAAGGAACGAGGTGCCACGCAGCTTGGCGGTGGTCAGCACCGCGTTGCCGTACTCGGCGAGGGTCACGGTGACCTGGCTGTCGCTCATGGCGACGGCGGTCACGTCGGAATCCTCGGTGAGAGCCGACGTTGCGGCTGCGAGGTCGTTGAAGATGGTGAACGTCACCGTTGAACCGGGCATCGACTGGTTGGTCGGCATCACGTCAGCGGCGGCGTCGAACAGCAGTTCCGACCGGAGCGCAAAGTATGCGAGCCGATCAAACGCCTGCTGGTCAACAGAAAGGGATGAGGTCTGGGTGTAAGCCATTGTGGCTGTCCTTCCGGGTTGTAGCCCCGGTTAGGGGGCTAGCGAGCTTGGGCTTTTGCTTCGGACAGCAGTTGCATCACTTCGTCAGGGGTTTTGGCCTGACTGATGCGTGTCGAGAAATCCATTGGGGCTTCGCTTGACGAGTCCGCTGCGATTTGTGTGGAACGATCCCACGTTTTCGCTTCGGCCTGGACTTGCTCGGCTTGTGTGTCTTTCACGATTTGTGCTTCGATCGCGGCTTCTCTGATCGCTTCTGCGGTGAGTTCACCCTCGTAGCCCTTCATGAAGTATTTGGCGACGGGAAGGTTCGGATCTACTCCGGCCTTCACGAACGCCAGTTCTCGGGCTGCTGCGGATGCCTCGTCGGCTCGCGCTTTCAGTTCAGCGTTTTCGGCTTCTAGCTGCTTCATCCGGTCGCGTAGCGGATTGCGGCCTTCTTGCTCGTCATCGCGGTCGATGTCGCTGTCCATATGTACACTCCTTCGCCCAACCGTCACCCGGAGGCAGATGACGGTGCTGCATATTTCTCCCGCTGTGCGGGGTTCCTGCCATATCTTGGCATCGTCAGAAATTGTAGCACAAGATGTTGTGTGTTATTGCAACCCTGTGACTTGTCCACCGGCACCTTGGGCGAACCCGCCGCCACCTTCAAACGCTGCTTGCCGGCGTCGTTGACGTTGACGGAGACGTTGCGCTGCTGCCGGATCTGTTCCGAACACGGCACCCAGTTGTTCTTCGCGGGTGAACGCGCCGTCTTGTTCGCCTGTGGTGGGTTGGAACAGTTCTTCGGCTTGGGTGATTGCCGCTGCTCCTGCGCGTGCCTGCTGCTGTGTGATGCCTTCTTGGGCGAGACGTTCCGCTTCTTCGGTTGTGAGTTGCATACCGGCCTGTGCGGCTCCTGCGGCTGTCTGAGCGGCTTGTGCGCGTTGGATCAGCACAGGGGTGGCACGTTCGGGGTCGAGGAAGTATGCGGCGAGTTCGCCTTCTCCGACGCCGTACAGTTCTTGCATCTGAGAGATGACTTCTGGGTCGGCGAAACGGATCGCTTCGTATCCTTGGTTGACTCGTTCTGCGAGTTCGCCGGGTGACACGTCGTTAGCGATGAGGTTTTGGAAATCGTCGTTGCTGTCGTAGAACCCTGTCGGTAGGCCGGATGCGCGTAGGTACTGCCGGTAGGTGTTTTCTAACGCAATGTATTGGCCTTCTGAGAGGACGTTGAGTCCTGCGGCACGTCGGGCTTCGTTCGCAGAGAACCGTTGCTGGTACGCGGGTTGTTGGCGGATTTGCCCGATCAACACGTTTTCGTCAATCACGTCTTGTTCAACAATGTAGTTACCGACGAAGTCTGCGAGTTCTGACAGCCCGTAGGTGTCAAGCAGGTCGCGGATTACATCAAACGCGGACTGCTGTGTTTCTGTCATGCTCATGGTCAGACCTTCCCGAACAAATCAGCCAAACGGTTCGCCACCTGGTAGGCGCGACGCTGGGCCTGCTCTGTGTACTCGTAACCAAACGACCGGTTCTGCCGCACATAATCGTTCCATTCGGTGAACGACATCTGCCGTTGATTACCTTTGTCGTCCATCTGGGTGATCGCTTTGATCCAGTCCGGTTGCGTGAAATCAATATCGCCGCCGTCAATTTCCAGCAGCGCGGCTGCGCTTTGCCGGTACGGGTCAACGATCTGCTGGAAGTTCTCGCCGGCATCGATACGGTCAGCGATTGACGGGAACAAGTTTTTCGCTTGCACTTTCGCGTAATCTTCCCATGATGCGGTGCTTTCCTGGCCGACAGCAACTTTGTTCACCCATTGGTTGAATGTCGCGTCTGACACGGCGATCCCGTAGTTGTTAGCGGTTTCGCGCAACTGTTGCCCGATGTAACCTTCGCGTAGCTGTGTGATGCCTGCGGTTGAGGTGGTGGCTACGTCGCCGATCGCGTTTTGCAGGAACCGGTCTGACCATCCGAATCGGAGGCTGTCGGTGGCGAGTTGGGTGAGGCGTTCTTCGGACAGCCGTACACCGAATGTGGCGAGGGCGGTATCGCGGATCGACACACGTTTCTCGTCGATAAGTTGTTGTGCGCTTGCCGGGTCACGGTTGCTGTTGACTTCCCATTCGCGTGCAGAACCGGAGGTTTGCAGGAACCAGTTGGTTTGTTCTAGTTCGGCTTGGAACTTTTCGGGTGTGTACCCTTGGGCGACAGCGCGCTCCAGCAGGGCGGCGATCTCAGGGATGTTGCGGACGATCGCGTAATAGTTGGGGTACATTTCGCGGGCGGTTTCCCGCCAGTCTTCTGGGATGTTGCTGTCCGCTTCGGTGTCGGCGACATCGGAGATAACGCCTGCCCCGATGCCCCCCTCGCTAGGTGCAGCACCCTCCACAGCAGGCTCCTCAACGCCCCTGCCGAACCCCAGACCTTCCGTCGGCCTATCGTACGGGTCGGCATAAGGAGACGGCTGCCGAGACAGTTCTCCCGGTTCAATATCTTCCGCGCCGGTCGCCAATTCAGGTGCCGTTTCGGTTGGGATCTCCCCACCACCTCGACCGAACCCAGTTTCTTCACCAGTACGCCCCAGAGGGTCTTCCGTCGGCCTCACATACCGAGTGCCAGAAAGCACCGCGCTGACCTGACCGCGAGCCAACTGGAAAGTTTCACCTCTCGCCAAGAAACGGTTGATGTTGTCAAACACCCGCTCGACATCGCCACCAGACAAAATCTCGTTACGCAAAGAAGCAATCAAGACCCGGTCTTCGGCTGAAACAAATTCCCCTTCCATGAGCTGACGATTGCCTGACAAGAAATACATCCGGTACTTGGGATCAACAAGTTCAGCAATTTCTTGCAACGCTTCCGGTGGAGAAAACAACCTGCTCGTACCTGCCGGCACGGGAGTGTAAAATTCTTCTTCGTCAGCCATCAGATTCTGCTCCTAAGACTGTTAGCCATCTGGTCAAAATAACCCAAGAACTTGTAAGCATTAGCCTCAGAAGGCTCATACTGCTCGACAAACTGCTGGGCAGCAACATCAGCCGACGGAGCCTGCTCAACCGTCCCACCAGACTGCGTAGACGCCCGCTGCTGATACTCACGCTGCTGCTGCTGATACGACGCAGCAAACCGAGCAGCCTCGCTATCAGACAACTCGCGGCCAATCGTCTGCCGTGACACCTGATTCAACACCGTCTTCAAATCCTGCGACGACGTGACACGATACGGCGCAACCCTCGACTGGGTTTTCGTCGGCGGCACCTTCTCAATAATGTCAGCCAACATCACATCAGCAGTCTTACCGAACCGGTTCGCCTCCCCATACAACTTTTGGAACGCTCGTTGCTGCTGCTCCCACGTTTTCACCGGCACACCACGGTCACCCATCACATCCAAAATGAACTGGCGGCGTTCCGGCGACAAACTGTTGTACGCAGATTGGGGGTCACGATCCAAGTCGTAATAGAACGGCACAGTTTGCACCGTCCCGTCCGGCATCTCTTTCTCAACCAGCTGGATGATGCCTTGATCGTTGACCAAACCGGGCGCGTCAGACAGTTCGCGTTTGCCGGTGCCAGGATCAAACACGATACGTTCGATCGACGGTGGCAGTTCCTCGCTGCCAAGACCGGCCATCAACATCTCAGCGATGAAGTCATCCGGCGAAATCAAACCGTCTTCCGTTGTTTCCATATCGTCTGCCATGTCGTGTCCTAACTATCCACATCAACTTCGCGGAACAATTCCCTGCTGAACATCCGTTCAAACTCTGGGTATCGCCTTACAAGTGTCTCACCTACATAGCGTAGATAGGCACGAACGTCAGCATTTTTATCCCCCGACAAC